GTCGGTTAGTTCTCTCAGCTGGCGACCGCTACGTCTAGTGCTAGATGCACTAGGTTTCGCAGAGATAAGTAAACAGCTAATTACTGAATACTTAACCTTTGCCAACCAACTCTTGAGAAATCATGGGAAGGTGAAGGCTGTCAAGGTCTTAAAGGACCTTGATAACCGGACCAAATTAGTAGTAGCTGGGCAAAGAGTATCCCGAGAATCCTTTGGAGATGTCTGGTTTAAGACAAATCCTTTAGGACTCCCAAGGAGACTCAAATCCCTTGCTATGGCAACCCGAAAGGCACCATTGGCAGCAACAACTGTCACTGCACTTGTGCGATTAATCAGGTTGACACCAAGTCACGATATAGGAACTATTACTAGTCCAATTTCAGTAACTTGGCCACCAGTCTGGTTCGATAGGTTTAGAGACTTTGTCTCTAACCATCTTCATCAACTCACAATTGAAGCAAGGATCTGGCATACTTCAACAAAAGCTGGCCCTAACGGACCAGCTGCTGTTGTAAGTAGTGGTATAGATGCTCTTGTAATTAAACAAGATACCTATTACCACACACTCTTCGCAGAGTGGTGTCAGATGGTCGGGGCAGATTACTTAATCAAACGCTTTGTGGACTTTTCCACAAGTGTTGAAAATGGTAACTACCCTAACCCAAACATGCCAAAGGTACCTACTCTAGCCAAACTGTCTTTCCTTTCGGATAAGGCAGGTAAAACTAGGGTAGTGTACATCTTAAACTACTGGTTCCAAGAACTCCTGAAGCCACTGCATGACGCAGTGTTTAGGTGGTTAAAGGGCCAGAGTCAGGATGGTACATTTGACCAAAGGAAGGCTGTTGAGACTGTCAGGGAATGGACCAAAAGGGGAAAACCCCTATGGTCCTTCGATCTGACAGCCGCAACCGACCGATGGCCAAAGGCTCATCAGCATGCTTGTCTTGCTCCACTAGCCGGCCCCAATTGGACGAAAGTCTGGGATCAAGTTATGGGTGTAAAACCCTATAGCAAGCCCCATGACTCATGGGTTGAGTATGCTGTAGGACAGCCTATGGGCGCTTATGCGTCCTGGGCAGCCCTGGCAGTATCTCATCACATGCTCGTCCGTTGGATTGCGGCAGAGCAGGGGGTACGATGGGATTGTTATGTTGTGCTTGGTGACGATATCGTCATTTCTGACGGTAAAGTTGCCAAAGCATACGAACAAATCCTCGCTGACCTCGGGGTAACCATTTCCCGAGGAAAATCCTTAACCTGGGAAAACCAGATTAAAGGGTCATCGGCAGAGTTTGCAAAACAAATTCTTGTCGATGGCGAGGACCTATCACCAATCTCCCCAGCACTATTGAAGGAAATCTTTGATGACCACCAATGGTGGAAATCACTAGAACTCCTCCAAATGCTGAAGGAGAGATTCGGTTTGGCGGTTAAACGCTTACCGGATGGAACCCTCTGGTTTCCAACCCCGATTTGGGAAATTCTTGGACCTATAAAAAGGTACCAAGAACCCCTTATCGTCCTTCTCAGTGATCCTGGAGGACCTCGATGCCTCTGTGAAGAGGTTAAAGAGGTATTTAAGCCTCCAGAAGGGAAGTTGATACCCGACCCTTGGGCCGGTATCGACAACCTGACATATCTCCACCATAAAGGTGAGATTGTCTCTGAGAAGCTCTACGAGGCAACCCAAAAGCTTGTAAAGCTTAGGGAAGGTCTCGCAGGGGAGGACAGTGGAAACAAACTGCCTGGCTGGCTCCTCGAGGCTCGTGAACATCCTCTCTGGGCGATTATTGATCGTCTTGAAGAGAATATACACGAGGCGTACCGATACATTGCGGTCGGTAGTGTCGCTTTAGACGCTACTGATTTAGCAATGGATGCGGACTTCCTCGAGAAGTTGCTCGTTAAAGGTATTAGCTACAGTGAGTGGAAGGACCAAAAGTCCCGCCGTCTCAAAGTGGCCTGTGCCCTTTCGATGCAACTGCTCAAGAATATCCGTTCCGGTGACCAGGAATACTACTAACGTAGTACTCTTGGAATCCGGAGCGGGCATCTAAGCTACCTCAGGGGGGTTAATCCTGAGGGAATCTAGACGGCCCTGATATTCAGGGTAGGTCGCCATCTTCGGCATTTC